AAGATAGGTAATACTTCTACTTATGTGGCTGATGGTGGCAGTGCTACACAAAACGCAGTTCAAGGTATGCTTAAATGTTGGTCTACTGTTGAGATGGACAATAGTAATAATATACCTGACAGTTTTAATTCTTCAGGGATAACTGATAATGGAAGTGGCACACCTGAGTTTACTTTTATAAATAGTATGTCCACTGCTGCATCTTATGTATTTGCAGGGTCAGGGCATGATGGCACATTCATCAATGAACACGCAGCTTCAGGAGACGATAGGTCAACTCATATGTTGACAGGCTCACTTAAAACAAGAGCAAGAGGTCACGATGGAGGTGTAACTGACGGACATCACATCATAATGGTTGCAGGAGATTTAGCATAATGGCTAGTGAACTTAAAGTAGATAAATTTACAGGTGTAACCACAGCAGGTTCTATAGATGTTACAGGTGAAGGCAATAGTACAACAACTAATCTGCAACAAGGGTTAGCTAAGTGTTGGATTAACTATGATGCTACTGCGTCATCAGATTATACAAGAGATAGTTTTAACGTTTCATCTACATCAGATAATGCCACTGGAGAACACGATGTTAGTTTTTCTAATGTCATGGGAAATGTTAATTTTACTAGTGTAACAAACGGACATAGAGATGATAATCAATCAATAAGTACGTTTCAATATGGAGATGCAACTAAATTTAGATTTAAATTAAATGCTTTTAGTAGTGGCACAAACACTGATTCAGACTCTGCTTTTGCAGCAATTTTTGGAGACCTCGCATAATGGCTAGTATATTAAGAGTAGACACATTAACAGATGCAAGTAGTAATAATAGCGTAGCTACAAGTGTTATTTTTAATGGGACTGCAAAGGCTTGGGTTAATTTTAACGGAACAGGAACTATTGCAAGTAGAGATAGCTATAATATAGCTAGTCTTACTGATAGTGCAACAGGTGAAACTGGGATTAATTACACTTCTAATATGGGTAACTCTAATTATAATGCAACAACTATACCTCGTATTAATGATTCTATAAAAGGAAGTGTTGCATCTTTTCACGCAACATCCAAAATAGATGTGCAATCTAGAGCTAATAGTGTGACAGGCACAGAGACTGATAGTGATTATAATTGTTATACAATTCACGGAGACTTAGCATGACAAAAGCAGCAGAATTAGCAAAGATGGGTGAAGTCCTAGACAATTCACAGATTGGTAGGAAAAACATCATAATTAATGGTGCAATGCAAATATCACAGAGAAGCACCTCAGAAACAGGTTTAGGTGCTGCTTCTGGTTACTTTACTTTAGATAGATACTACATGGTTGAAAATGATGCTTCAGCAGGTAGATTTACTATGTCACAATCTGCTGTTACAGATTTAGAGGGTTTCTCAAATGCATTAAAAATTGATTGTACAACAGCAGATACCTCTATAGCAGCAGGTGAAGCATTAATTTTGCAACAGAATATAGAAGGATTTAATCTACAACAACTTAAAGCAACAAGCACAACAACAAGAGCTATGACTTTATCATTCTATGCTAAATCAAATGCAAGTAGAGCCATAGCAACAGAATTAAGATTTAGTAATGGAACAAATAGACAGGCAAGTAAATTACATACAATAGGAACATCGTGGGCGAGATATACTTTTACTGTTCCAGCAGCTTCTAGTATGCAAATAGACAATGATAATTCAAATGAAATGCAAATAAACTTTTGGCTTCATGGAGGTTCTACTTTCACGGGTGGAACTTTAAGTGCAACTTTTGAAGCATCAAATAATGCAAACAGAGCAGCAGGAATAGGAAGTATTTTTGCATCAACTGACAACGAAATAGAAATTACAGGCATACAACTAGAAGTAGGCTCACAAGCCACACCATTTGAGCATAGGTCATTTGGTGATGAACTAACTTTGTGTCAGAGGTACTTTCAAAAGTATTCTGATAATGGTTCAGATCATGGTTATTTAACAACTGGAAATATTAATGGTACTAGATTTTATGGAGTTATGAGATGGACAATTACAATGAGAGCAACTCCAACAGTTTCAACAACAGGTAGTGGTTTTGGAGTTCAAAGTCAGGCACATTCTGCAACTGGTTTTAGTATAGATGAGACACACAATCCAACTGTTGACGCAGTTCGTTTAAGGACTGGCTCTAGTAGTAATTTTACAAATGGTCAAGGAGCTACACTCAGATTTAGCACAACAGCAAGTTTAACAGCAGATGCAGAGTTATAAATATGGATATTCAATCAGCACAATATGTACAAGATGAGAGTGGTCAAAACAGTTGTATTAAACTTGTTTTAAATTCCATGCCAAATAATGTTCCGTATTTACTAGTGCCTTTGAGTAATGACAACAGACACTACCAAGCAATCCAAGAATGGGTAGCTGAAGGCAACAAGATAGAGGATGCCGATTAATGTTGGGTCACGCTGCCATAGCCGAAGCTGCAATCGCTGATGTAGGTGGCGTATTACAAGTAGCAACGGCAGAGATGAACGCCCTTGCCTCAAGCTCTAGCATAGGATCTGGAACACTTGTAGGTGTTTCATCTTTAAGTGGTAACTTTACACAAACGACTGCTGGTATATTTATAACTGGTAGTGTAAACGCAGAAGTTAGTTCTAGTTTTACACAAACTACAGAAGATATTAAGATAGTCAACTTTACTGATGTAACCATGAGTAGTGCGTTTACACAGACAGCAGATGGTATTGCCATACTTGCAGGTATATCATCTCAAGATTTGAATTTTACAAAAACATCATCTGGAGATATACTATTTGTAGATGTTGTAACAGATGCCACAACAGAAACATATACAGAAATAACACCGAGTGGCACAGAGACATATACAGAGATTACGCCTAGTGGCACAGAGACATATACAGAAATAGTGAGGTAAGCATGGCAAGTACATATACATCAAACTTAGGGGTTGAAAAGATAGGTGCTGGTGAACAAGCTGGTACATGGGGCACAACTACAAACAACAACCTAGATATATTAGACAGAGCCATCAATGGTGTCGGTTCTATAACCTTATCTGGTACAACACATACCTTAACAACTAGCGATGGTACATTGTCAGATGGTGGTTTTAAAGTTCTTGTCTTAGGTGGGTCTCCATCTGGCACAAACACAATTACCATATCTCCAAACGATCAAGATAAAGTTTATTTTGTTCATAACCTTTCAGGTCAAACAGCCACATTTACACAAGGATCTGGAGCGAGTGTAAGTGTGCCAGATCAAGCTAAAGGATTAATATATGCAGATGGTGCTGGATCTGGTGCAGCCGTTGTAGACTTGCTAAATAGTCTTTCTTTCGGAGGAACTAGATTAGTAGCCACAGCAGCAGAACTAAATCTTATGGATGGTGGCACAACTGCTGGAACGACAGCAGTTGCAGCAGGTGATGGTATTGTAACAAATGATGGTGGCACAATGAGACAAACCACTGCTGCTACATTTTCTACATATTTTAATGCTAATCTTGTAACAGTGCCAAGTGCTATAACATCTTCTTCTGCCACACTTACACCATCCTCTGCACAATCAATTTATCAAAAGGTAGATACGTCTAGTAACAATGTAGCTTTAACTTTAGCGATAGGTAGTTTAGCAATAGGTCAGTATATAATTGTAGATAAGACAAGTTCATCTAATACGTTAACTTTGAGTTATCCGTCTAACTCACAAGGTGTAAGTCTTGGTAATTCAGTATCTTTTGCAATAGCAATAAATCAAAATGGATCTATATTTACTTTTGTAGAATCAATTAAATATTAGGTGATAAGTGGCAATACCATTAATATCAAATGTAGGATTTACTGAAGTTAGTTCAAGTGGTAGTTTAAATACTAAAGCTGGTGATAAGACTAAACTTCCAGTGCAGTTTTTTAAACTTTCAGATAATATTAGTGGTAATTTAAGTTTAGATAATAACTCTGCACATAAAAAAATAATACTTGATACAAATGGTAATAACATTACAAACTCATCTGGTTCACCTTTAACAACTAATTCTAGTACAACACTAGAACTTAAAGGCAGTGGTAATGTGCAGTCTACACTAAAGACTTTTACATCATCACAAAGTTCAACAAGTAACTCTGGCACAACCACAATAAGTGAGGCAGATAATTCTACAGTTGTTGTACAGACTGATACACATACTTTTGATACTGCATTAGTTAGTGATTCTAGAGGTTCTGGTGCTTCTTCTGGATCTGGTGGTGGTGTTAGTTTTGGCGATGGAAATACGACTGTAACAAAACCAAATACTGGTGGCACTGCTGGTATGCTTGTAAATGAAACATATTACAGTACAAGTTACGCAACCCTTTTTGGTGGGGTTGGACTAGATAACATAGATAGATCAGATTTTGGTATGTCTTTTACTCATGCTTTCATGGAAGACGGAACGCCAATAAGTGGTCGTATTATGGGACCATCAACTTCTGGTGGAACTGGAGGCACAGGTACGTTTGATGGTGGCACTGCAAATCGACCAAGTGTAAATACAACACATTCTCATGCAGGAGGCACATACAGGTTTATGCAATGGGCAAATGCAGTGCAAGGTGTAAATAATGGTAATTCAGGGTTTTTTAACATTGAAATGTTTATAGACTCTGCAACTGGTAAAGCAGTGGTTGCAATCGTGGGTGGTCGTGGAGCTTTTAATCAAATTAAAAATGTAAGTGTTACAGGTCCAACAGCAGGCAGACGATTTATCTTTACGAACAATTTAGCAATATCGTGTGTGTTATCTGGTAGTGATCCATTTAGTGCAACAGTCTCTGCTGGTGCTACTAATACTGTAAACAGAGATTCAACAGATGGCTCTTTTAGTCTAACTGGTACTATATCTGGTAGTGATGGCAGTAGTAGACCTTTTGCTTTAAAAGAGATTAATGATGGAAGTGGTAGCGTAAATGAAGACGCTTATACAGGAACTAAATCAGTGAGTGCGTTCTAATGCCGATGACAGCTTTGAAATTTAGACCCGGAATAATATCTGACATCACATCTTACAGTAATGAAGGCGGGTTTGTTGATGGTGACAAAGTAAGATTTAGATTTGGTTTTCCAGAAAAGTTTGGTGGTTGGGAAAAATACAGTCCTAATCAGTATTTAGGTAGTGCTAGAAGACTTCATAATTGGGTAGCTCTTGATGGGTCTGACTTTATGGGTATTGGCACACATTTAAAATATTACATAGAAGAGGGTCAGACATTTAATGATATTACACCGATTAGAAATACTACAGGCGCAGGTGATATAACTTTTTCCGCTACAAACGGGTCAACAACAATTACTGTAACAGACCCAGCACATGGTGCTAATGAGAAAGACTTTGTAACATTTTCTGGTGCAGCAACTTTAGGTGGTACAATTACAGCTACAATACTTAATGCAGAGTTTCAAATAACGTCTTTAATAAGTTCTAATGCTTATACGATTACATCAAGCGTGGCCGCTAATTCATCTGACACTGGAAATGGTGGTGGTAGTGTTGTAGGTGCGTATCAGATAAATGTTGGATTAGATGTGACAGTTGGCGGAACTGGCTGGGGTGCTGGTCAATGGAGTGGTACAACATCTAGTGCTTTGGCAACACAACTAGCAGAAGCTCTTGACGCAAGTGAAACTGCAATAGATGTGGACAGTGCAACAGGGATCACGGCTGGTGATTTAATATTAATAGAAGAAGAATTAATTACTGTAGGCACGATAAGCTCCAATACTTTAGGGACTGGTGGAGGCCCGTCAACCAGAGGTGCAAGTGGCACAGCAGCCGCAACACATGCAGATAACACTCTTGTTAGACTGGCAACCGGTAATGCAGATTCTGCTAATGACTTTGTTGGTTGGGGTAATGCAGCAAGTGTCACGGTTCCCGGAGCACAGATTAGATTATGGTCACATGATAATTTTGGTGAAGATATAATAATAAATCCAAGAGATGGTGGTATATTTTACTGGGATAAAACAAATGGTTTAGGTAACAGAGCAATAGAGCTTAGTGCGACAAGCACATATTCTGGAGAAACAAGTGTGCCTACAATAGCTAAACAAGTCCTTGTATCAGACCAAGACCGTCATGTAATAGTATTTGGTTGCGATGGATTAGGTGCAAACTCGTCTGCTACACAAGGTAATGGTGTACAAGATCCATTGTTAATACGTTTCTCTTCACAAGAAAACCCAGTAGATTTTTTTCCGACTGCTACAAACACAGCAGGTGATTTAAGGTTAGGTGGTGGATCTACCTTCGTACAAGCTGTTGAAACAAAACAACAGATACTAGTCTTCACTAATAAAACACTACACGCCATGAAGTTTATAGGTCCACCATTTACGTTTGGTTTGCAAGAATTGTCAAAAAATATAACCATTATGAGTCCTTTTTCAGCAATAGCTGTAGAGGATGCAGTCTTTTGGATGGGTGTCGATACCTTTTACGTTTACTCTGGTGGCCAAACAGTTCAACTGCCATGTACAGTAAAAGACAAAGTGTTTTTAGATTTTAATTTTGAAGAACGGGATAAAGTTCATGTAGGTCTTAATTCTGAGTTTAGTGAGATATTGTGGTTCTATCCATCATCTGCTGGTACAGAAATAGACAAGTATGTAGCTTATAATTATTTAGAAAAACTTTGGTATTACGGTACGCTTGAAAGACAAGCATGGCTGGACAGAGGCATAAGAAACTTGCCTCAAGCGACAGGTAATCAATATCTTTACAACCATGAAGTTGGTTTTGACGATGATGGGTCTGCTATGACATCGTTTATAGAATCTTCTGCGATTGATATAGGAGACGGTGATAAGTTTTTGTTTTTAAAACAAGTTATACCTGATATTACATTTAATGGATCTACCAGTGTCAATCCTGATGTGGCGTTTACTATGAAGTCAAGAAACAATCCGGGTGCAAACTTTAATGAAACAACTCAAGCTACTACACAAAGGTCCGCTACGAGCCCTGTTGAGCAGTTTACAGAAAAATTAAATTATCGTTTACGAGGTAGATCTTTTGCATTAAGAATTGATTCCACATCGCTGGGAACTAAGTATAAGTTGGGCACTCCCCGTGTGGATATAAGAGAGGATGGTAGGCGCTAATGTTAATTACTAGTATTCCTCAGTATATTCAAGGTGTTACAAATGCAAAGTTAGATTTAACTACCACTGATTTAACTACGCTATTTACAGTTCCCAGTGATGCCGATTTCAATGCAGCAGTGGTTAACTCTATATTGGTATCTGAAGATAGCGGTAATGCTGACACGATAACAGTACAACTTGTGAATGGTAGTGATACGTTTAGTTTATTTAAAGTAAAAGCAGTTGGAGCAAACACAACGGTTGAGTTACTTACAAAAGATTTAATATTACAAAGTGGAGAGATATTGAAGGTACAAGCTGCAACAGCTAATCGATTGCATGTTGTGGCTAGTATACAGGAGCTGTCAAAAACTAGGGTTACAACAAGTGCGTTGTCAAGAATATAAGATTGAACAAATAAATAAAATAAGGTAGACTTTGCAACATGGACCAAGCACTTAAACAAGAAGACATACCATCAGGTGGTATAGCTGACTTCATTTACAGTGATGAAGAGATCAAGCTTCTTGAAGAAAAGGAGCTGCAAGATCTTTATGGCCAGAATGGTATAGCTCAATTTAAAGCTATAGGTAAAGAGATGGCTAATTTTGGTCGTTATGGTGATGATACAGTAGCTCATGTGGAGACAGGCGAGCTCATCGTCCCACGAGCCTTGATAGAAAACAATCCAAAGTTAAAAGAAAGCATATTTGGTCACTTGCGTGAGCTTGGCGTAGAAGATCCAGAAAGATATGTGGTTGGTACAAACAAGAATAGTTTGAACCCAGACACAGGATTACCAGAGTTTTTTCTTAAAAAGTTATTTAAAGGAGCTAAGAAGGCTGTTAGCTCTATCGGTAAAGGCGTAAGTAGAGCATTAAAAGGTGTAGGTAAGGCGCTCAAGAGAGTGGCTCCTGTCATAGTGCCTTTGGCTCTCAACTATTTCTTACCGGGCCTCGGAGCAGTTTACTCAGGTGCACTAGGTGCTGGTATTACAACATTACTGCAAGGCGGTGATGTAAAAGATGCACTAAAGTCAGCTTTTGTTGGTGGCGCTACTGGTGCAGTAACCGCTGGTTTTGCTGGGCCAAACAAGGGTGTATCAGGTTTTGGACAAAATATAGCGGCTGATGTAGGTCAAGGCACAAGAAATATCGGAGACGCTTTGACACAAGGCAGCTTTAAGCCGCTTACAAGCACAAGCCTGCCGAGTTTACAAGATGTTACAAAGCAAGATACAAAACTAATAGATACTGATGTAAAAGTTGATAAATTACCAGCCTTATCAGAAAAGACTACTTTGGATATTTCACAAGGAAGTAGTTTAGGGCAAAGAGATCAACTAGCTCCACAAACATTTTATGAAAGAGCAAAAGAATTTGGTACAAAAACAAGTGATGTTCTTTTTGGAGGCGAGAAAGTAACACCATTAGAGGTTCTTAAAAAAGAAAACCCAAATTTAACTTTTGAACAACTTAAAGGTATAGATAAGAACAGTGCTATATATTTAGATGCTGTAGACAAAGCAGCTGCGCAAAGTCCGGGTTTTATCAGGAGATTTGGTCCATCAGCCGCTCTAGGCATAGCAGGATTGTCAGCAGCCGGAGCTTTTGATACACCAGAAGATACACCCCTACCACCACTTGAAACAGGATTTGATTTATATAGAAAAGATCCTGACAGATTTAACGTAGCTGATATTAATGTCAGAGGAGCTTTACCTCCTGTAAGCACACAGACTAGTTACGGATTTCAATACAACCCATACGCTTTACCTACACAACCTTTTCAGGCAGTAGCTGAAGGTGGAGAAATATTTCCAAGACGTAATGGTGGTATAAGCCCAAGAGAAGGTACACCGGGCAAAGATAGTGTACGAGCTATGTTGATGCCGGGTGAGTTTGTTATGACAACAGACGCTGTGCGTGGTTTAGGTGGCGGAAACTTAGACAAAGGCATCAAAAACATGTATAGTGTGATGAGTAAATTAGAAAAGCGTGGAAAGGCGATGGCATAATGGCACAAGAAGAAGTTATCCAAACCGTTAGAGAAACGCCTGAAATTGAAGCGTATCGAATAGGATTACTTGAGTCTGCAAAGAAACTAGCAGATCAGGGTATTACCCTACCAACACAACAAGTAGCAGGGCTCACGGGCCTTCAAGAAGCAGCTAGACGTCAGGCAGAAGCTGGTGTTGGTGCATTTATGCCGTATGTTGAAGCAGCTGGACAGACGCTAGGTGGAGCGGGGCAAACACTGGGCGGTGTTGAATCAGCACTAAGAGCTGGTGCCGGTCCAGTCACCCAAGAGATGATTGCTCGTAATATGAACCCGTTTCAACAGGCAGTGGCAGACGAGATTAACAGAGCGTATGACAGACAGTTAAGATCAAGTGCAGCTGGTGCCGTAGGAGCGGGCGCATTTGGTGGCTCAAGAGGTGAAATAGCAGCTTCTGAAATAGACAGAAACAGAGCTGCTGCCTTAGCACAGGCGCAAGCACAAAATTTCATGCAAGCACAGCAGGCAGCAGAACGAGAACTTGGAAGGCAAACACAACTAGGACAAGGCATCGCGGCCCTTGCAGGACAGGAAGGTCAACTTGGGTTAAGACAGGCAGCTCTTGGAGAGACTGTACAGGGTCTTGGTCAAAGAGATGTAGAAGGTGCATTTAGAATAGGACAGTTGTTGCAAGCACAGGATCAGGCTAGATTGGATGCACAAAGACAGAGTGATCTAGCACAAATGTATGAGCCTTATCAAAGACTTGGATTTTTGTCAGACATATACAGTAAAACACCAACAACGCAACAGACTATAACACAGTCTACTTCACCTAATGTATCACCGTTTCAGCAATATTTAGGCCTCGGTATTGCAGGATTATCAGCGGCAGCAGGGGCGCAGAAAGCAGGGTTATTCGGATGATGAACAGAGCTTTATTACAACGGCAGATGTTTGCCAATGGCGGAGCAGCTGTGCCTAATAAATTTAAGGGTTTTTCTAAACTACCTGAAGAAGTGCAAATGAAGATGAACCCAGAATTAGCTAAAAAGTATGAAGAAGGTGGAAATGTTACTCCACAAACAGAAGAAGATGTAGCAACAGGAGGGTTTGATCCTACTAATCCTTATAATATAGTTCGTTTTTTTAGAGATAATCCGGGAACTACTGTTTCTGACTACAATAGTTTTTTTGGCACAAGTTTGGACCCAAAAGAATATGGTATATTTGAAAAGCCTAAGCCTATGCAAGAAGGCGGTGTAGCTGGTCTTATGACACAACCAGACATGGCAGCTATGCCTATGGGATCTACACAAGAAGCTGTTGACCCGGCTGTGTTAGAGACAGCACTACAAGGAGCTTCAGAAGAGGTTGGCGATCTAGAGCAAGCTAGTGATTTCAAAAGCATGATGGATCAATTCTCTGGTGAAGAAAAGTCAGAAGAAGAAAGACGAGATGATTTAGCAAGCATAGTTGGGCAAGAGGACGCGGCTCAAACACCAGATAGTGTTTTGGCTCTTGTTACACCCGTTGTACAAATATCTATGTTAGATCAGGGTATCGCACCGATGGCTCAGGAAGCGATGGACACACCGGTCGAAGGCGATATGGCTGGCGGTATAATGAGCATGACGGGGGCTGGCAACGAACCACCCGTAAATTTTAACCAAGGCGGGGAGGTCCTCCGCCGTGGAGACGAGGACCCAGTTCAGTTTTTTAAAGTAGGTGGTGTGGCGCCTATGACAGATTATCAACAAAAGGTTGGTGAGACAGCACAAGCTTTACTACCCACCTTTCAACAGTTCATACCCACAACTGATCCTGATGTAGCTAAAAGAAGACTACAATCTGATATTTTGTTTGATATTGCAAACACGGCTTTAGCTTTTTCTGCTCCTATGGAAGGAGAAAGACCGGGTTTAAGTGCAGCTGAAAGATTAGCTTTGGCTACGCAGAAGACACAACTGCTTCCTAAGATACAACAAAGAACAGCTAAAAGTGCCGCAGAGCAAAAAGCTCAAGAGACTGCAATAAAGTCAGGTGCTTTGCAAGCTGCATTAGGAATGGAAACAGCTAGGTTGAAACAAATAGGTGCAGAAAGAGTTACTTCTTTGAAAGAGGCTCAAGAAAACGCAAGAACTGTTAAAACACTTAATTTCAAAAGACAAGAAGGTGTAGCTACTCGCGCGCACAAAACAGCACTAGCAAATCAAGAAACACAATTAAAGATGGCTTTACAATTATTAGAAGGTAAACAAGATTTAGCTTCCATATCTGCTAAAGCTACTTATGAAGACGCTTTACAAAGACTTAAAGGCGAGCAAAAGATTAATGAGCTTGGCATAGAGCAAGAAAATGCACTTGAACGAATTAATAAAGAGATAATTGGCAGAAAAGATTTAGCCAAAATAAATAACATAGCCAGCATGGAAGAAGTTATAAAAAAGATTGAAAGCACAGAAGGTATAGAAGCTGCAAAAATAACAAGTCGAGAGTTAATAGCAACTGAAAAAAACAACACAGACAAACTTATAAATCAAAATAACATAGAACAAAGAGATAGACGTTTAAATTTTGATAAAGTAAGAGAAAGCAATCTAGTTGCCGACAGAAAAGCTAAAAACCAACAGGCGATTGCTGAACTAGATCTTAAAAAAGTGACAGAGGCAAGACAGACACTTGAGGGTTTAAGAGACTTTGAACTTAGAAAAGAAGCTGGTTTGAGAGATGAAAAGAAATTAGCTTTAATAGAAAAAGAACTTAATGAAGTTAAAATAGCTGAAACACAAATTAAAAAGTTTAGCGCAGAAAATAGAGCAGAGAACGACGCAGCTGTTTTAGCATTTAAAAACAAAGAGTTAAACAAACTTGTTGAATATAGAAACACTTCTAATAATCTTAAAGCAGAATTAAATCAAATAACTCGATCTAATAATGTTGTTAACCAGCAACTAAAAGAAAAAGAAATTGCATTAAAAACTCACAAGGCACAGCTTGAGACCTTTGGCACAGGACTTGAGGGTAGAACTTTAAATATTGTAACAGATGCTAAGAGGTTTACAGCGTATGCTGATGGTGCAAATGATCCTCAGTTTGAAACAGCTATACAGAATTATGTTGCAAAGACTGAAAACATCAAGGGTGAGACAACAACTAAAGAGCTGCCTCCGTATCTACAAGATGTAATAAAACAACGATTGCAAAAAGGGCTTACTATACCAAACATACCTTTGAGTAAATTAAATTTAACTAAAGCAGAAATGGAAGCATTTGGTCCTATTAGCGAAGAAAAAGGTAATGCAGCTGTAACAAAGATAATTGATCCAAATGTAGATTTAACTGATGCCACCGGTTTTATATCATCTTTAAAATCAGGCATGAGGTTTTTAGCTGGTCAAGCTTCTGAAATTGGAGTTGGTAGTGGAGATGTATTTAAAGAAACATCTGCTGGTAGAAAAATGTTAAATGCTTTGGCTAACTCAACAGAGAGGTTTATAAGAGAAGCTACCAACGACAGACTTGACGTACAGAGTTTAGCAAGACTACAGAAAGAATTAGTCAGACCTAGTGGTTTTAGAACAGATGCAGATGCCTTATCACAACTTGAAGTGACTAGAAATGTCATGCAAAAGACAAAAGAAGAACTTCAAGATATAATTGATAATCCAAAAAAATACAGAGATGTAAGTTTAGATAAGGCAAGAAAAGCTATTACACTTACAAGTGGACTTATTGACGAGTACGGCACCGCTATCAATAGTTAT